AACGTATCAGTAAAGTCTTCTAATTATCAGGTTCTTTCAGAACCTCAGAAGAAGTACAATGTTGGGGTTAACTATGAGATCCCCAGTAAGTATCTTCAGTATGGTAATGAGATACTCAATGTATCAAGTTGGGTATTTAATGGATCTAATACGGGATTTCCGTTAATTGATAATGCAGGTGATGCATATACACCAGCAAACGATCAACAATTGATTGTTGCTATTGATGGTCTTGTACAAGTTCCTGGTATTGATTATAGTGTTAGTGGAACTAATATAGTTTTTAATGCTGCTCCACAATCAGGGCAGAAAGTATATGTTGTAGCATTATCTACAACTGCGGATTTAACAAGGACAATTAACTTTGTTGTTGATGCTGGTTCCGCACCAATGTCTTCTGGTGTTAAAGGAGATATGACTCTTGATGTATCTGGAAAGATTCAATCTTGGACTATAATTGGAGATCAAGCAGCACAAGTTCAATTTGATATAAAGAAAGTTGACTACGCTAATTTCCCTAATTTCTCATCTATATGTGGGACGGAAAGACCTACCTTGGGTGATATTAGTCAAGCTACTACCCAAAGAATAAATCAGAATACATCACTCTCCACATGGAATACTGCATTGACTGCTGGAGACATTTTACAATTTGAGATTGTATATGCTATAAATATACAGAGGTGCGTAGTTTCAATGAAGCTAGCACTTTAATAAATAACAGTAACATAGGAAAAGACACGAGGAGTAAACTTAAATGGCACTGCTAGTTACCGACCAGGGTGAGATTGATTCACTCCGTACCTTATTGAATTCAACGCATTCAATTCCAAGGAACTTGATATTGAAGCTCTACACAGGACCTTCAACTGCACCTTCGGAACAGGATGTTCCTTCCGCAACGAAATATTTTGAACCATATAATGCTTCAAACTCCAGTGGATATGGATCTGCTCCTAATACAGGATATCATTCTGTTGTAAATAATAGAACTGAGGAAGATCAAGATTTCTCAGCTAACTATGGTAGACTCCTAAATGGTACTCGTTGGACAATTGCTACTACTGCTTCTGGTGCTGGTATTGCTAGAACATTTTCTGGTACATCTGGAACATATCAGATTGTAGTTGCACCCAACACTACTGATATTAAAAAAGGTGACTATGTTACCGCTGCTTCTGGTATTCCTGCAAACACCTATGTTGTTGATATTGACGGTAACAATATTGAGATAAGTCAGAAGTTAACTGCAACTATTACTGCTGGTACAGCATGTACATTTGCTGTTGGTAGAACAACTGCTACTTATCCAGAGCAAGTATTTACATTCTCTCAAGCTGCTGGTGATGTTTATGGATATTACTTAGCACGTGCTAACAACATGCCTGTTACATTACAAGGTGTTGTTGATGGTGGTACAGTTGCTGCTCTTGGTACTTCAATTGAGAAGGCAGGATGTAAGGGAGTTATTGGTAACGACTATATTGAATTATTAGAAACAGATTTCACTAGGACAATTACTTCTGGTGCTTCTGGAGCATATGTTATCGTAGTTAATGCAAACACCGATGTTGCAGTAGGACAAAGAGTTTCTGGTACAGGAATCGCAACAGGATCACGTGTTTCTGGTATTGATGGAACTAGCATCTATGTTGATAAAGCATTGACTGGTGCTGCTTCTGGTAATGCTACATTCACACCAGATGTTGCTAAAGAATTAACTGTTGGACAAGCAGTTTCTAAAACAGGTGGTGGTGGACAAACAGGTCCAGATGCATTTGCTGCTGGTACAACTATTACAGGTATTGATTATTCTAAGCAGAGTGGTGAGATTGGACCAAAAGTTTATCTAAGTGCTACACTTACAGATAACATTGGTACAGCAAGTAGCAATGACAAGGTAGACTTTGATTACTCTGTATTGACATCAGATCCTAGTGGTTCTGCTGTTGATCATGGTTTGAATCCTGGTGATGTTATTTACATTGCTCAAGGTAGTACAAGTACAATTACTGCACAGCATTACACAGTTCACACTGTTCCAACAAGTAGCACACTTACTACAACTCCTGCTCTTTCAGGAACTGGAGATGCTACTTTATACTCAAGTATATTCTTCGCAGAACAGTTTACAAATGGTCCATACGCCATTCAGAACAATGGTGACCAAATTAAGGTTACTCTAAATGTCAGCCTAGACTGATTATACATAGAGTATACCCAATTTATATTAATTACTTGGTGGGGGTTGCGTTATGCGACCCCTTTTTTATTGGATTCTAGGTTGCTATGGCTCAATACGTCTATACCTCAGAAAGTGGATCACGTCTCATTTCCGATCACGGAAGTGATGTTTTAAACAGCCAATCTGACGAAAGACAATTTAGACCTAGACTATACAATACTATTGAGATTGAAGATTTTGTATATGAATCTTGGCCACCTTTATTGAGATATCGTGGTGGTGCAAGTGTTGTTTATTATGATTCTCCTATAACAGCTATCGTATGTAGTAATGGAATTTGTGTATATTCATACGAAGCAGGTAATGAATCTGAAACTATAAGTCAGCATGGTCCTAGTACTGTTGATTATCTTGGACTACGAACTATTGCATCGTTTAGTAGTGTAAGAGGACATGCTACTCGTGTACTTAAATTTATTGGTGCTGCTGAATCTAGAACATACATTTATGATGCAACTATATTTGATCCTTGGGTTGAGATTGACTACGGATTAATTACTTCTAATGCAGGAAGTACTGAAGATAATGGATTGGTAACAGGTCTTGATCAAGTTACCTCTGTGGATCATGGATTTATATGGCGTTTAGGTCAAGTAAGATCATTCGGATTTGTTAAGACAGTTGGTGAGGCTCAAGCAAAAGCCACTAATGCATGGGTAGGTGAAGGTAAGATTACCATATTCAGTAAGCAGAAGGGTGCTAACTTCTACAAGTGGATCACGGATGGTAAGGTCCGAAGTCTTACAGTACATGGTACTGCGGACGTTGTATTTTCTCCTGCTCCCAAGGGCAGGGGAATTCTTCCGCTGCAAGGAAATTGTAGCGAAGTTTGGATACCTAAAAGTTTCCCTGGATCTGGATCACTTAAGAAGTTTAGCGGTGCAGCAGAGAGTCTCACCTTCAATCCTCTTGAGAAGCAAATGCTCTTCTCCTTCACAGGTCAAGGAGCACATAGTAATACAGATATAATATCTGGATCTGGTAATTTATTCACATTCTCTGGAGCAGTAGAATCTAGAACTCTTAGTGAACGTGGTATAGGTCTTTATAGAATAACAGGAACAGGTAAGACACATTATGTTCCTGATGTTAAAGGAACTGGAAGGATTCCAATCTTTAGAGGTGCAGCTGAGTCTCTAACTTGGAACCCATTAGAAGAACAAATATTATTCTCTGTTCATGGAATCAGTGCAGAGAAACATACAGAAGCATATCGTGGAACTGGAAGTATCAGAAAACTTTCTGGTGCTGCTGAATCAGTTCGTTGGGCTGCTCAACATACACAAGGTCTCTTTAGAATTGATGGGGATTCTGTTGATACTAGAAGAAGACATTGTATTGGTTCTGGTTCATTTAAGAAATTCTCTGGTTTATCTGAATCTCTTACATTCAATCCTCTTGAGAAGCAAATGCTCTTCTCCTTTACTGGAGAAAGGATTAGTGAGAAGCATACTGAATCCTATGTGGGATCAGGAAGAATTAGAAATCTTGCTACACTTGAAGCAGAGAAAGGATCATTTGATTATGTTGGTTCTGGTGGTATTAAACTATTCCCAAGAAAACCAGAAGTATATCAGTTATCAGAACTTGCAAACTTCACACTTGATAACTACACTCTTGTTAATGAATTTATTAATCTTGGTTATATTCAGAATTACACTGACTATACCAATCTTGCAGATGGAACTCTTAACTGGTTAAGTCATGAAACAGGGCATGAGAAGAATACTGATGCCTACAACAATTCTGCATGTGAAGATGGAATAGAACTTGATTACGGATTTATTATTAATCAATCCGCTAATCTATCTTGTATTGCAGTTAGTGGTACTATCTCCACTAACACCACTGCATCAAGTGGATGTACTAAGGTTGCACCTGGAACAACACTTGCTATTGCTCCAACCAATACTTATACAATTCCACCATCAATTACAACACCAACATCCTCTGAAGATTTTGGTCTTGTATCTGAACCTAATGCACCAGAAGCAAGAGACTACGGATGGATACTTGATAGTCTTTCTAAGGTATGTCCATTTGGTACATTTGATATTACAGGTACTGCTAAGACTCATTACGTTGAGAATATTATTAGTGATGGTGGTCTTAGACTATTTGGTGAAGCAGATTCCTTCTGGACTCCACCTTACTACGGTGGTGGTTGGACTCCAATCACAGGTATTGTTGATGAGTCGTTTACACCAGCTCCTCATATTGGAGAAGGTAGTCTCTTCACAATGTCTGGTGGAGCAGAGTCTATATCTATCGGTGCTGTTGCTGGTGGTCTCTTCAAATTTGGTGGAGATGGATTTATACTATTCAGTCTCCAACACTTTACTTCTGGTGGATTCAGAATTTTTGGAGATGGTGCAGAACCAAGAACAAGAGTACATGTTGGATCTGGTTCACTCAAGAAGTTCAGTGGTGCAGCAGAGTCTGCTACTTGGAACCCATTAGAGAAGCAAATGCTCTTCTCCTTTACAGGAGAACACGAGGTCAAGTTTGTTGCCAATCCTCCAGAAGAAGGAACGGAGATTCGTCTTTCTGGAGATTCCTTCCCAGTATTCTTTATACCCAAGTATCCAGGATACGGTGTTATCAAGGTTACTGGAGACAGCACTTCCAAGACAACAAACCCATTCATTGGCTCTGGATCACTCAAGAAATTCAGTGGTGCAGCGGAAAGTATTACTTTCAACCCACTGGAGAAGCAACTTCTATTCTCCTTTATTGGATCTGGTACAGAAGCATTTGTTGCAAATCCTCCAGAGGAAGGAACCAATATACGTCTTCGTGGAGAAGCGGTTACCAAACTGGACAGCACCTATGTGGGAAGTGGCACAATTCCTATATCTGGAGATGCAGTTTCCAAGACAACGAAACCATTTGTTGGCTCTGGTTCACTCAAGAAATTCTCAGGTGCTGCCGAGAGTATTACCTTCAACCCACTTGAGAAGCAACTTCTATTCTCATTCACTGGAGTTGGTTCCGAACATACTGTTACCAAAGAGAGTGGTTCTGGTAGATTATTCACCTTTAGTGGATCAACACAAACAATTACTTCTGCATTTGAGAGTACAGGTTTATTCAGAATTGCTGGATTTACTGACTTTACTAGATCTAGAGAATTTATTGGTTCTGGTTCATTTAAGAAATTCAGTGGTGCATCAGAATCTCTTACTGTTAATCCAGATGAGAAGCAACTTCTCTTCTCCTTTACAGGGGCAGGATCACAACGTACAGTTGCTGTTCCTCCAGAAGGTACTGGTAGTATTTCAATATATCCAGAAGCTTCTGATATCAGATTTGTTCCTAATTGGAACTCTGTTGGTGGAGTTAGAATCAATGTTCTATCTGATTACAGATACTGTCCTGTCTGGATTGGTTCTGGTTCACTTAAGAAATTCAGTGGTGCTGCTGAATCTCTCACGGTTAATCCACTTGAGAAGCAACTTCTATTCTCATTCACTGGAGCAGGATCTGAAAGTACTGTTACCAAGACAACTGTTGAAGGTGGAACTCTCAGACTTGGTAACACTTCAAGAATTGTTTGGGTTCCAAATAATATTGGATCTGGTACTACACGTCTTAGTGGTACTGCAACTACACATTATGTTCCAGATATTAAAGGGGAAGGAAGACTTTATAATCTTATTGGAGCATCAATTTCATTCTCAGTTGATATTACTACAGTTCCATCTCTATTCAGAGTCTATGGAAATAGTGATATTGCTCGTAGCAGACCTTACACTGGATCTGGATCAATCAGAAAACTCAGTGGTGTTGCTGAATCTATATCCTTCAACCCAGATGAGAAGCAAATGCTCTTCTCCTTCTACGGATTTGGAGGTCTTGCAAGAACAAGAAGTGAAGTTGGTCAAGGTACAGTCAAGGTATCTGGAAATGTAGGTGTCAAGTTTGTTCCTGCTATTATTGGTTCTGGTACAACAAGACTTTCTGGAGATGTATACACAACCACATCAAGAGACTTTGTTGGATTTGGTTCTCTCAGAAAACTCAGTGGTGCAGCGGAATCTCTTACTTGGAATCCAGAAGAGAAGCAAATGCTCTTCTCCTTTATTGGCGAAGGTGCTACTCCAAGAACATCCAAACTTCTCAGTGCTGGTGGTACTCTTGCAGTCAGAGGAACTTCTGGAGATCCCCTACTTACATTTGCGGAACAACCAGAAGTTCAAGTCTCAGTCAGCGGAGATAGTTACGACATTCGTACCTTTGGATATGAAGGTTCTGGAAGAATATCAAATGTTAGTGATGCTGATCCATCATATGTACGTGCTCCTTATATCGGAAGTGGTAATGTCAGAATTTCTGGTATTGGACTTGTACAAGTACAACTATTCCAGCCACCACATACTCAGGTCTGGATTATCTAACACATAAATATACTTTGAATGATAGTGCATAGATGAAATGACCACTCAGGTACAGTTTAGAAAAGGCACGACACCAGAACACGCACAGTTTACTGGTGCTAATGCTGAGATAACAGTTGATACTGAAAAGAAGACTGCTGTTGTACATGATGGTACTGATATTGGGGGTTTTGAATTACAACGTGCTCGTTGGGAAGTTAAAGATTCTAGTGGAGGTTTAACTTGCGGATTACGTTATCTTATTGATACTACAAATGCAGCATTAACTTTCACGATGCCTTATGAAGCAAATGGTATAGTTCCACATGTGGGAGATATGCTAGAAGTCGTTGACTTCAAAGCAACTTGGGCAATAAATAGTGTAACTTTAACTGCTAGTGGTAGTCAAAAGTTTTTGAATAAATTTGGAAATATTGATACTACATTTATTATGGATGTTGCTGGACTCTATGTTCAGTTTATTTGGGACGGAACATACTGGAGGATCTTAGCGTAATGGCTTTATATCTTAGTGCAAGTACTGGAGAAACACAACAAACAGTTGCTAACTCCAATGATTTTACAGTTCATGCTCTGCGTAGAGACGCAGATGGTATGCTCTGGTATACAGTAGCAAGATCTACTGAAGATGAAGTCTTTGATTTTCATAGAACAGACGGTGAAGAATATGAAGATTTTCTTCAGGGAGCTGAGTATGTAACAACATCTGGACCAAAGACATTAACAAATGACCCAGATGATAAATACCAACAATTTAGATTTGACTTTAGAAGGATAACCTATTTCATTGACGATGATGGTTACCTAGTCGCAAGACTAAATAAAGCATATGATCACACAACTAACGGACCTAAGTAGGATTTTTACAAATGGCAGATTTTAGACTCGGCAGACTTAAGTTTAATTGGAAGGGGGCGTGGACCACTTCTACTGCTTACGTCATTGACGATATAGTCAAGTACGGTGCAAATGCATATGTATGTACAACGAACCATACATCAGCAGCGAATGAGAATTTATTCTATTCTTCTGACGTTAGCAAATGGTCAGTCCACACAGAAGGTGTTGTCTCTAAAGGAGATTGGGCTGCTTCTACTTGGTACAAAATAAACGATGTAGTCAAGTATGGTAATTCACAATATCTTGTTACTACTGGACATACATCTGCTGCTACTTTTTCCGATAGTAATTTCTCTACTTACTTAGAAGGTCTAAAATTTGAAGATAATTGGGTTGCTTCAACAACATACCAAGTTGGTGATATTGTAACTTATAAGGGATATACTTATTCTGCCAAGTTAAATCATACTGGTCAAACAGCAGCTCCAAACTTAGATACTACTAACTGGGTTGTTGTTACAACTGGTTTCTCTGCTCAAGGAGATTATGCAACTTCAACAGCATATGCTCCAGGTGATGTTGTTAGATATGGTGGTTATTCTTATGTTTGTACAACATCTACAACAGGTAATGCTCCTACAAATACAACATATTGGAAACTTTTAGTTGAAGGATTTAAGTGGACTGGTGCTTGGTCATCTGGAACAGTATATCAAAAAGGTGATATTGTTAACAGAAACTCTAACACTTATATCTGTATAACTTCTGGTACTACTGGTGCTGCACAAGCTCCTGAATTAGATACCAATGGTAACTACTGGAATTATATTGCACAGGGTGGTGCTGCTGCACAGGTACTTCAAGAAACTGGTGACTTACTTTATCAGGCTGCTGGTGGTATTAACAGAATAGCACTTCCAGCTGGATCAACTGGTACTGCTGCTGAACAAGCTGCTGCAAGTGGACAAGTTTTAACAGTTGGTGGTTCACCTTTACTTCCAAGATGGGAAACAAATAACACAACAACTAGTGTTTACTATGTTGCTGAAACTGGTCTTGATACTAATAATGGTCTTCAAATCTCTAGAGCATTTAAGACTATTCGTTATGCAATGGATTATATCACGGCATTAACTGGAAATGATAAACCATCTTTAACAAATCCAGTTAGTGTTTATGTTAAGGCTGGTGTTTATGAAGAAAGTCTTCCTATTCATATCCCTGCATATGTTTCTATTATTGGTGACAACATAAGAAACACAATTGTTAAGCCAATTGCTGGTAATTCAGATCAACAAACTTTAACAGTTGCTGCTCTAACTTCTTTCAGAAGAGGTGATGTTGTTTCTAACTCTGCTGGAACTAAGACATTAAAAGTTCTTGATGTTAATGATGCTAAGACAGAAGTAATTGGACTCAATGTATCAGGTGGACTATGGACAACTAGCGACAAGTATGTTGATGTTGTCTCTAATAAACATGCAGATGCATCAGATTTACTTACAAACAATGCAGAATTCCTTGCTCATGAAGCATATCATAAGCACGTTGCTGATGTAGGTGCTGTAAGTGGAACAGAGGCAACTGTTAAGTCTCGTCTACAAGCACTTGTTGGTGACTTTGCTTACAACATGAAAGCAGGTGGTAACAATAAAGTATTTGCTTATGGTACTGCATATGTTGGTGGTAGTGCAATCACAGGAAATACTACACAAGATGGTGTTCTTGTTGGATATCTAAACTCAGTTGGTCAGGAAATAATTAAGGGTCAGACTATTACTAAGTCTGCTGGAAACACAAAGAGTCAAACAGCATATGGTGGAACAGCAGATACTGCTAACCCTAAGTGTGCTACACAAGCATCTGCTCTTAATACACTCGCTACAATTATTACTACTGCTATTACTAATAGCAACATGAGTCATGCGACTGATACAAACACTTATAAGACTATCAGTGCTGCGACTAATCAGACGAACGCTCAGTCAACAATGTTCTATCTTGCCACACACAATATCCTTAAGGATTTGGTGATGGAAGGAATGACAGGATTTGTTCCTGCTGGATCTGATAAGGATATTGAAGCTGCTACAGTTAAGGGTGTTTATCTAAGACTTGACCCTGCTTCAGCAATTACTAAGTCACCTTATGTTCAGAACTGTTCTGCAATAGGTCAAGCTGCTGTTGGTGCATTGGTTGATGGATCTGCTCATGCACACTTTGACGGGTCTCCAACCCCTTCATTTAAGTCAATGTGCTTTGATGCCTTTACACAGGTCTTAGAGGGCGGTGTAGGGTTCTGGTGTAAGGGTACATCAGCTGCTGAGATTGTATCATCATTCACATATTATGCACACATCTCTTACTGCTCTACAGGTGGTGCTAGAATACGTGCTGTATCAGGTAACTCATCTTACGGTAAGTACGGTTGTATTGCTAGAGGATTTGATGCTGGTGAAGCAACAGTTGACGGTACAGTTGGTGGTAAGATGCTTACTACTAACCCTGCTGGTGCTGCTAGTGGAACATTCACACTAAATGAAAGAATTAGTGGTGGAACATCAAATGCTATTGGTGAATTAAGAAGTGATCAGAATGCTACTGCTCAGAAGCTTTACTACATTCCAATTACAGGAACATTCCAACAAGGAGAATTAATTACTGGTGCTACATCAGGTGCTACAGCAACTCTTGCAAATAATTCAGATGCTGTTAGAGGTCAATTAGGATTCCTTGTTATTGCTGAAGGTCTTTCAGCTGCTCCAGACCAAGGTGGTTCTGTTGAGTACGTTGACAATGGATCTAACAACGATGCTGGATCATACGTTATCTCTAGTTCCAGTTACGCAGCTGCGGATGGAAGAGGATCATTAACAGTAGACAGAGCACAATTAGGCACTTCTGGTGCTGCACATAGTGGTACTGACGTAATCTCTTGGTGGGATAATACAGGTTCAACTGCAACTATTCAGGCAAACATTACACAGGGTGCTTCATCACCACATGATGTAACAGTTGATACTGTGTCTGGAATGGTTATTGGTGCTAATGTCATCATCGGTAATGAGATGTTTGGTGTTGTATCATTCCCAACAGCGTCATCTGTTAGATTGAATCGTGCTCAGGAAGGTACAACTGCTGCTGCACATAACTCTGGTGCTACAATTACAATTCTTCAACAGAAGGTTGCTTCACAGGATGAAGTTATCGCAGACTTTAATAACTCTGTAACATCCATTAGGGTGAAAGCAGCAGGTATTGGTTTTGCTGCTACAGACTACATCAAGATCGGCAACGAGTTTATGAAGATTACTGCTGCTGCTGCGGATGCAACAGGTATCACAGTACTTCAGTTTGCCGATGAGAAGACAATTGGTGCTGGTGATGGTCAGTCATTCAAGACTCGTTACAAGTATTCACAGGTACGTCTAACTGCACACGACTTCCTAGACGTTGGTACAGGAAATAGAGCACAAACAAACTGGCCTTTCTTATCAAACCAAGCAAATGTTCCTTCACAGGAGATTGACGAGGATCGCCCAGGACGTGTTTATTACGTCTCTACTGACCAAGATGGTAACTTTGCCGTTGGTAAGTTCTTCAAGGTGGAACAGGCGACTGGTAAGGCGACTCTAGACGCTTCTGCGTTTGACTTGACTGGTCTATCATCATTGAGACTTGGTTCAATTGGTGCTCAGTTGGGTGCTTCTATTAATGAATTCTCAACAGATGGAACTCTTTCACAGAATAGTGACGTTAAGGTTGCTACACAGAAAGCAACTAAGACTTATGTTGATAACTTAAGCAGCATTGCTGGTAACTTAACTATTGGTGGTAATCTTACAGTTCAAGGATCTACAACAACAGTGGATTCAGTTTCTGTTATAGCAAAGGACAAGAACATTGAACTTGGTTCAGTTGATGCTGGATCTTTCACTGGTAACATTACACAAGGTTCTAACCAGATTACAAACTGTAGTGATACAAGCAATCTTACTATTGGTGTTGTTGTTGCATTAACAAGTGGTGGTGCTTCAGTAACACTTAGTGGTACTGTTAAGGTTACTGCTGTAAGTGGAACTACTGTAACACTTGATGCATCATTCGGTGGATCTGGATCTGCTACTGCTGCTACATTCAGTGCTGGTGGTCCTACAGATGTTACCGCCGATGGAGGTGGTATCACCGTGAAGGGAAATAACGACAAGAATTTCTACTGGAGTGATACTACAGATTCTTGGACTTCTAATCAGAAGTTAGATCTTCTTACTGGTAAGTCTTATAGTATTAATGGTACTGAAGTTCTAAGTGCTTCTCAAGTACTTGGTAAGAATATTGGTGGAACATCATCTGGTGATATAGTTAACCTTGAATCTGCACAGACTCTAACTAATAAAACTCTTTCTGGTGCAGTATTAACTGGATCACTCACTGCTGGTGGTAATACTGGTACTTCTGGTAAGTTCCTAGAGAGCACTGGTACTGGTCTACAATGGTCTACAGTTGCTGTTGACGCTACTGCTATTACAAATGGTACATCAAACGCTACCGCTGCTGCTAATGGCAATATCACCGTTACTTGTGGTGGTACTCTAGCAGGTACATTTGACACTAGTGGAAACTTAACTGTTCCTGGAACAGTGACGATGGGTGCTCTCGCTCTGGGAGGATCTGGATTATCTAAGTTCAACTTGAAAGAATCTTGTGATGATCGTTCTGGTGGTATAACTGGTAACTTTAACTTTGATGTAGGTAATGATCAAGTATATCATTTCCGTGGAGATGCTACCTCTGACTTCGTTGTTAACTTTAGATTTAATAGCGGTAACGCATTGACATCAAATGTTGTTTCTGGTGAGTCTGTAACTGCTACTCTAATCACAAGGAATGGTGGTACTGCAAGGAAATTAACTGACGTTACTATTGATGGCAGTAACGTATCAGAAAGATGGTTGGGTGGATTTGGTGCTCCTACTGGAACTGCAAATGCATGGGATGTATATACATTCACATTAGTTAAAGATGATGATGGTAACTGGAATGTTTATTGTTCGTATAACTACTACACATAATTAGGGAATAAAAAATGCCACAACATAGAGCTGGTCAAGCAATATTAGGTCATGCCATGCCTAACTCCCAAGGTACAAATGCCATTGGACAAAATAGGTGTGGTATGTGGAAGAGAACAAGAATCATTACTCATGGATACGTGGGTGGTGGTTATCAAAATTCTAGTCCTTGGAGAAATGTAAATAGAACTAATCATTCTACTGATGCAACGACTGATCTTGGTGACAAGATGAGTGATACTGCGGCTTATATTGATGGTGGTCATAGTGATACTCATTTCTACGCTTTTGGTCTTGGTGGCATGGGTGGTAATGACGATGCTTGGCGAATGCAGATGAGTAATGAGTCTGGAACTGCTATGAATAATACTATGGGACAATCTAAAGATGACTTGGGTTGCTTCATGGATTATCATCATGGAGGAGGAAAGATTTATACTATGTCTGGTGGTAATTCTACTGTTGATATGT